AAAATGAAAAACTAACAGAGTTTAATTCAAGTCTCCAAAAAACATTAGAAGAATCATCAGAGAGAAGAGAGGAAGTTATATATCATGACTTTGCATATTCTCTTCTAAAAGATGATGGTGTAAAGACTAAAATAATTAAAAAGTATCTACCTTTTATCAATCAACAAGTCAATCGTTACTTACAGTTGATGGATTTCTATATCAATTTTACTCTCGATGAAGAGTTTATTGAGACTGTAAGATCACCAATACACGAAGACTTTTCATATAGCTCATTCAGTGAAGGAGAAAAGATGCGTATTGACTTAGCACTTTTATTCACTTGGAGAGAGGTTGCAAGAGTTAAAAACTCTGTGAATACTAATTTATTAATTATGGATGAGATCTTTGATAGTTCTCTTGATGGTTTTGGAACAGATGAGTTTCTAAAAATTATTCGTTTTGTAATTAAAGATGCAAATGTTTTTGTTATATCACATAAGTCAGAGTTGCATGATAAGTTTAATAGTGTCATTAAATTTGACAAAATAAAAGGATTTAGTAGAATAGTATGAGAGAGTACACTGAAAAAGAATATTGGGATGGACTAGTTCCTGATGAATTATTTGAAAAGTATTTAAATAAATACGGATATGAGTACACTCCACTAGTGGATAGAAATGAAAATACCAAATTGGCAACACCACTCCAAGAAGGAGAAGAAACGAAAACTTAAACCTCAAGCACTACGAAGTGCAAGAGAAAGGCGTAGACAGTTGATAAAGCGTCTACTTAACCCTGCCAATGGTGGGGTTTTGTTGTATACTGGATATATCAGATAAGAAACCACCATGCAAATCAAACACGACGTTAAAGGACAACTTGCCAGATTACTTGCTACAGAAGATTTAATTGTAGAGCACAGATCAGTTGACACTGCATCATTCAACGTACAAACTCGTGTACTTACACTACCTACTTGGGAGAAGGCAGGAGAAGAAGTTTATGACACATTAGTATGTCACGAAGTCGGACACGCACTTTATACACCTGATGTTGAGTGGTGGATTAATAATGAAGTATCTGCATCAATCGTAAACATCGTAGAAGATGCACGTATTGAGAAGTTAATGAAGAGAAGATATGCAGGTCTATCCAAGACTTTCTTCAGAGGTTACTCTAGTCTATCAGAAGATGACTTCTTTCAACTAAAGAACAAAGACCTCACTAAGTTCAATCTTGCCGATAGAATCAATCTATACTATAAGGTAGGAAACTTTGTTGATATTCCTTTCTTCAATAATGAAGAGACATTCTTAATGAACCGCACTGGATTGACAGAAACATTTGATGATGTATTAGAAGTTGCTAAGTTAAT